GTGGCCAGTGATCAGTAAAGGCAAAGGCAAAAGAAAGTTATCAGTGATCAGTGGCCAGTGATCAGTAAAGGCAAAGGCAAAGGCAAAGGCAAAGAATAGGGATGATCTTACTGATTACTGATTACTGATTACTGGTTACTGATTACTGATTACTGGTTACTGATTACTGATTACTGATAACTGGTTACTGGAAAAAAAGGGAAGGCCATGAAAAGACCCTTTAGGAAACGGTGCGCCTCGGCGCTACTCTGCGGCCTACTGCTTCTGTCCCTGGCTCTCACGGCCCGGGCCGACAACTCCTTCGAGCGCCGACCCGACGGCTGGTACGCCCCGGCCAAGCCCGCGGCCGCGGTCCTGGACTATTCCATCGACTACACCCTCTGGCTGGCCGGCGACACCATCTCCAGCAGCGCCTGGACCTTCGACGCCGGGATCACCGGGATCCCGGTCAGCATCGGGTCGCCCTATGCCAAGGCCACCACCTGGCTCTCCGGGGGCACGGCCGGGACCACCTATAACGTCACCAATACCATCACCACCGCCGCGGGCCGCACCGAGGTGGTGGTCTTTAAGGTCTACGTGTACTGAAAGGACAGTGATCAGTGATCAGTAAACAGTAAACAGTAAACAGTAATCAGTAATCAGTAATCAGTTTTGCCTTTACTGATCACTGGCCACTGATCACTGATCACTGATCACTAATTACTGGCCACTGGCCACTGACCACTGGAAACTGACTTATGATCCGCGCGGAAATCATCGGGGATGAGGCGGTCATCGCCAGCCTGGGGGCCATCCCGGACCGGGTGACCGGCCTGGTGCGCGCCGCGGTGGAGGCAGAGGCCATCGCCCTCACCGCCTACGTCAAGGAGCAGAAGCTCTCCGGCCAGGTACTGCGCAACATCACCGGGACGCTCAGGCGCAGAACCAATTACGCCATGACCGGGGACCTCAGCGCCAGCGTGGGCACCAACCTGGTCTACGCCGCCATCCACGAATACGGCGGCCAGACCCGGGCCCATATCATCGAGGCCAAAAACGCCAAGGCCCTGGCCTTCCAGATGGGCGGCGACACCATCATCCGCAAGCTGGTGCACCACCCGGGCTCGCGCATGCCGGAGCGCTCCTTCCTGCGCTCCAGCCTGAGGGAAAGCCGGGATAGAATCCTGGCGGCCATCCAGGCCGCGGTGGCAGAGGGGATTAAAGGATAGTGATCAGTGATCAGTGGCCAGTGATCAGTGAGAGACCAGTGATCAGTGATCAGTGGCCAGTTATCAGTAAAGGCAAAGTCAAAAGAAAGTTATCAGTGATCAGTGGCCAGTGATCAGTAAAGGCAAAGGCAAAAGAAAGTTATCAGTGATCAGTGGCCAGTGGCCAGTAAAGGCAAAAAGCAAAAACCTGATTACTGATTACTGGTTACTGATTACTGATTACTGATTACTGATAACTGGGAACCGGGAGCTATGAAGCATGAATAGAGAAGCAATCATGGAGGCGCTCTTTGCCCTCGTGAGCGCGGCAACCGGCTTCGTCACCGTCAGCCGCCGGGCCCGCTGGGCCAAGGACGTCACCCCCGACGAGCAGCCCGCCCTCTTCCAGGAGGAGGGGACCGGCGAGACCGTCAAGTACCAGGTGGAGGGCGGCCCTCCCCTTTACTTCATCTATGTGGACCTGGGCTTTTACGCCCGCATCCCCGAGGACGAGCCGCCGGGGCCGGTGATCAACCCCCTGATCGACGCGGTGTGCGCCGCCCTGGCCCCCGGCCCGGCCCAGGAGCGCCAGACCCTGGGCGGCCTGGTCTACCACTGCCGCATCGACGGCAGGATCTTGAAGGCCCTGGGAGAGGTGGACGGCCAGGCCGCCGTCCTGATCCCGGTGGAAATCGTGGTTTTGGGAGGATGACAAAGGCAGTAAGCAGTAAACAGTAAACAGTAATCAGTAATCAGTAATCAGTAATCAGTAATTAGTAATCAGTAATCAGGTTTTTGCTTTTTGCCTTTACTGGCCACTGGCCACTGATAACTGATCACTATCTTTGCTTTTGCCTTTACTGATCACTGGCCACTGATCACTGATTACTGATCTTCCAGGGAACTGGCAATTGGTAAATAAAGCTAAAAGGAGTTGAAACATGGCTAAGGTCTATTGGTTTGGCACCGGCAACATGTATTTCATCCCCCCGGTCGTCTCGCCCGCGGTCCCCAACCCCATAAAGTGCGGGGTGCTCCAGGAGGGCAGCGTCGAGTTCGCCTTTACCGCCAAGGAGGTCTACGGCCAGAACCAGTTCGCCGAGGCCGTCTTCCGGGCCCAGGGCAAGATCACCGGGAAGTCGAAGCAGGCCGACATCAAGATGAGCGTCTTCCAGAACTTCTTTGGGAGCACCCCTCCGGCCACCGGCCAGATCGTGCCGGTGGTGGCGGAGGCGCAACTCATCGCTGACACGCCGGGCCCCTACACGGTCACCGTGACCAACCACACCGCCTTTAAGCAGGACCTCGGCGTGGTCTACGCCGCCACCGGCGTCCCCTTCACCCGGGTGGCCGTCGGCGACGAGGCCGCGGGGGCTTACAGCATGGTCGAGGCCACCGGCGTCTATACCTTCGCGGCGGCGGATAAAAAGACGAACATCCTGATCGATTATCTCTACACCTCCTCCCTGGTAGGACAGACGCTCACCATCGTCAACCAGCTGGCGGGCCTGGCGCCCAGCTTCATGTGCGTGCTGAACAATATCACCGGGGTCAACGGCGCGGTGATGATCCTCAACAACTGCATGAGCAACAAGCTGGCCTTCAGCACCAAGGTGGGGGACATCACCATCCCGGAGTTCGACTTTATGGCCGCCGTGGATGCCGCCGAAAACATCGGCCTCATCTCGCTGCCGTATTAGCCAGTAAACAGTAATCAGTAAACAGTAATCAGTAAGCAGCAAAGACAAAAACTGATCACTGGTTACTGATTACTGATAACTGGCAATTTGGAGATCTTAATGGCTGATCAAAACCTGGAAGGCGTGCCCCTGCGCCTGGGCGGCCGGGATTATATCCTGCCGCCCCTGAACCTGGCGGCCCTGGAGAAATACTGGCCGATGATCGAGGCATGGGGGAAGGGGGAGCCGGTTAACCCCCTGCAGCGCCTGCTTGAGGGCGCTGAGATACTCCACACGGCGCTTTCCCGTAATTATCCGGATCTCACGCTGGCCGAGGTCAAGGAGGCCCTGGATCTGATCAACTTCAAGCCGGTCCTGGACCGCATCTTGGATGTCTCGGGCCTGGTGAGTAAGCCCCCGGGGGAACAGTTGGCGGGGAGCGTCCCGACTGGGGCCTCATCCGTGCCCGGGTCGCCAGCCTCACCGGCTGGACCTGGGAGTACATCGGCGAGCGGCTGACGCTTCCCCGCCTCTACGAGCTGGAGCGCTACTGGAGATTGCACCCCCCGGTGGGGGACCTGGTGGCCGCCTACCTGGGCTATAAGGCCCCTGCCGACGCGGTTGTAGGGGCGGCGTCTCGCCGCCCGGAACCTCCGCGCGGTGGCCAATACGGCACCCTCGACGAGCTGGTCGCCGATTTCCGCAGCGTCGGGGGACAAGTGAAGTAAACAGTTATCAGTAATCAGTGGCCAGTAATCAGTAATCAGTAATCAGTAATCAGTGGCCAGTAATCAGTAATCAGTAATCAGTAATTAGTTTTTCCCTTTACGGCTCACTGCTTACTGCTCACTGCTCACTGGCCACGGGGGTTAACATGAGCGACGACGAAATCAAAGTGCTCATAAGCGCCCAGGCCGATCAGCTCAAATCCGGCATGGACGACGCCAAGTCCGCGGTGAGCGACGCCACCGGCCAGATGAAGGACGGCCTGGACCAGCTCGGCGACTCCTCCTCCAACAACTTCTCCCAGGTCCTCAGCGGCGTTTCCGAATTGAAGGCCGCCTTCGTGGGGCTGGCCGCCGCGGTGGGCGCCGGCGCTTTTTTAAAGGGCGCGGTGGACCAGTACGTCGACATGAACCTGGAGTCCAAGAAGCTCGCCAACCAGATGGGCATCAGCGTCCAGGCCGCCGCCGCCCTGAACAACGCCTACGAGCGCATGGGCGTCAGCAGCGAGACCGTCTCCCAGGCGCTGCGCATGCTGGAGCGCAACCTCAAGACCAACGGCGCCGCCGTGGTGGACATGGGCAAGCAGGTGGGGGTCAACATCGACCTCAACGCCGGCCTGGAAGACATCTATTTCAAGGTCACCGGGGCCCTGGGGAAATACGAGGTGGGCCACCAGCGCAACCAGGCGGCCCTGGCGGCCTTCGGCGCCCGGGTGCAGGACATCAACAGCCTGCTCCTGGTGAACCAGCAGGACGTGGAGGCCAGCGCCGAGCACCTGGCCAAGCTGGGGCTGGCGCTGGACGACGTCTCCGTGAACAAGGCCCGGAGCTTCAAGGCGGGCATGCACGACGTCGGCCTCGAATTCGACGCCTTGAAATATAAGGTCGGGGAATTGGCC